AACTTTTTTGGGCATTTTAGACCTTTGCCTGGTGCTACCTTAGTAGACAATGAAATTGCAATGTATCCTTTTGCGAATCAATCTTATGCTGCTAATGCTGTTATTGCCAAGCCATTAAAGATTTCTATGTTGATGAACTGCCCTGCCAATGTGAATGGTGGTTATGTATCAAAAATGATTACCTTTACTGCGCTACAAGCTGCGCTTCAATCGCATATTCAACAAGGTGGAACTTTTATTGTAGCTACACCTTCTTATGTTTATTTGAATTGTATCCTTACTAATTTGACTGATGTATCAAGACCTGATAGCCAACAACCTCAAAATGCTTGGCAATTTGATTTTGTACAACCTTTGGTATCTCAAGCCCCTCAAAATACTCTAGGTGCATTGATGAATTCTTTTCAATCTGGTACACCATTAGCGAGTTAATATGTCAAATAATCTATGGTCTGGTGTCAATAGTGTTATTGGAAATAATAATTCCATTACAACCCCTTTATATGGTGGTTCTTTAAATACTCAGGGTGCAGCATCTACTTATTCTATAAGTCAAAATATTGCCCCAGTTGCAACCAATGTCATTCAATTTACCCCTGCAAATAATTCTAATTTTCAATTTCAAGCTACTTTTGATGGTGCTTCTTACAATGTAATTGTGACTTGGAATATTTATGGGGAAAGATATTATGTCAATATTTATGATTTGAATAATATTTTAATTGTTGCATTGCCTTTAATTGGTTCTCCATTAAATTACAATATTTCATTAACTGCTGGTTACTTTACAACCCAATTAGTTTATAGAGTTGCAAACAATCAATTTGAGATTATCTAATGAGAAGGTATGAAATTAAGATTACCGATCAAGATGGAAATCCAAAGGTAATTAATGGCTCAGATGGAAAACCCATTTTTAATGGTACTTTTACCAGCTATGGCACTAATGGAAGTATTTTTGGTGCATTTACAAGCACAAAAAGCACAATTTCAGGTGCTTTAAATGTTGAATGGGATTTGCCAGTTTCTACCTTTAATTCTCCTTTAGGGGGAGCATCTTTAAGAGTTTATGGTGTAGGGCTTCCTTTGTTGGCTCAAGCAGCCAATTTCAATCCTAGTGTTGATGGCACTAAATATTGCAATATTGTTATTTCTGGTGGAATGGCAAAAGGGCTTCCTTTAGCAAATCCAGAACAATATGGGGTTTTGATGACTTCTAGAATTCAACAAGCCTTTGGTAATTGGCAGGGAACTTCGCAAACTTTAGACTTTATTATGGTTTTGCCTACTGGCAGCAAAGAAACCCCATTAAACTTTAGTTTTAGTTGTGACAATAATGCCCCTTTAGCACCTGCAATTGAAACTACTTTAAAAAATGTGTTTCCAAATGCTTCTGCTGTCAATGTCAACATTAGCCCAAATTTGGTTGCTCCTGAACCTATTAAACAACAAAACTTTACTTTAGAGACATTTTCTAAATTTTTAAATGAAAGAAGTAGAAGTATTATTGGGGGAACTACTTATCCAGGAATTCAAGTGTCTTTTGTAGATAACATTATTAATGTCTATGATTACACTATTCCACCAACTTCTGAGCCTATTCAAATTCAATTTACTGATTTAATTGGGCAGCCTACTTGGATTGCGCCTTATACATTGACCTTTAAAACTGTCATGCGATATGACCTTAAAGTAGGGGGTCAAATCTTAATGCCTCAACAATCGGCAACCAAAGGTCTTATTTTAACTTTACCTCAGACTCAGTCTCAATTTAAAACTACCTCAAATTTCAAGGGTACTTTTAATATTCAAAGTGTTAGACATATTGGAATATTTAGGCAGGGTGATGCAAATAGCTGGGTTACAGTAATACAAGCGTATGTACCACCAAATTCTACTACTTCAACCTTTGGAACTTTCCACGCATAATGTCCTCTATAGATCAAAAAATATCATTTGCCCAATCTATTAATCTTTTTGCAGATAGAAAGATTAATGATGCTTTGCAAGGATATAGTCAATCTTTTCCTTGTTATGTAACATCGGTCAATGGTTCTATTGTTACTGTCAAATTTGATGTCAATGTTCCAGATGGAATTACCCTTCCTGAAGTAACTTGCCCTGTAGCTGGATCAGAATACATTAGATACCCTATTCAGCCAGGCTGTAAAGGATATTGCATTCCTGCTGATGTCAGTCTTAGAAAGGCTTCTGGACTGGGTACTGGAACTCCTGATTTAAGCGATCCAGGCAATTTGACAGCTTTAGTATTTTTCCCTTTTGGTAATACCGCTTTTTTTGCGGTTAATGGCGAATACCTATTTATGTATGGGGAAACTGGGGTAGAAATAACTACTAAAAATCAAGATTGCAAACTGACTTTAACATCCACAGGAATTATAATTGACCTTAATGGTGGCAATTTAGTTGTCAACAATGGCAATACCATTATGAATGGAAATCTGACTGTCAATGGATTAATCACAGGTACAGATGGCTTTGCTATTAGCGGTGGATCAGGTGGAACTATGAGTGTTAATGGAAATATTGCTACTACTGGAACTATTACTAATAATGGTAAAAATATTGGCAGCACTCATGAACACTCTGGAGTTCAGCCTGGTTCTGGAAATACTGGAGCACCAATATGATTACACAAAAAAAATGGGAATTTGCTAATCATGGCTAGAACATATGGTCGAGTAAAGAATTCTGCTGGAGATTTAGTTTGGGTAGAAATACAGCAAGATGCTTCTGGCAACTTTGAGTATGGATATGCCACTACTCTTATTCAGGTACTTAAATTAAGCCTGGGAGAATCCCCTTTTTATGCAAACTATGGAATTCCTGCTCAAAGGTCAGTTATTCAGCAAGTTTTCCCTGATTATTATGTAACTGTCACTCAACAACAATTCTCTAACTTTTTTGCCAGTTTGACAATTACTAAGGCACAATTACCTACCCCTACATATAATGTAGATATAGTAACAACTCAAGGTACTAAAATTCAACAACAGGTGGCAGTATGACCATTACAACAGATGTAAATTCTTCAGGTTTGCAACCAACCTCACCAACTACTCTGCAATCAGAGTTAATTGCTCTGGTTTCTGCAACAAATCCTGGTTATACAGCCAATTTGCCAGGCTCTTTAATTGAAGATATTAGTTCTACCGATGTTGGTGCTTTAGCTTTAATAGATTCAGCCAGAGTCGATCTTTATAATAGTATTACACCCTATACTGCCAATTCTTATTTATTGAATCAATTAGGTCAAATTTATGGTGTACAACAAGGCATTGGGTCTAATACTTCAGTTTATGTAACCTTTTCTGGAAGCCCTGGATTTGTTATTTCTAAGGGATTTGTAATATCTGATGGTTCTCATCAATATACAGTTCAAGATGGCGGTGTAATAGCTTCTACAGGACAAAGTGCTGAGTTATATTGTCTAGCTATTAATTCAGGCTCTTGGGCTGTTCCTGTTGGCACAGTAACCCAAATTATTACCTCAGTACCATCTGGTTTGACTTTATCTTGTACTAATCAAACCGCAGGTATTCCTGGTGCTTCAGCCCAACCATTAGAAGATTATCAAGCTCAAGTCATTCAAGCTGGTCTTGCTGTAGCTTCTGGTATGCCCACATTCTTAAAAACACAATTGCAAAATGTTAATGGTGTTCAAGATAGACTTGTTGCGGTGCGACAATCTGGCACAAATTGGGAAATTATTTGTGGTGGTGGTGATCCTTATGAAGTAGGAAATGCCATTTTTACTGGATTATTTGATATATCGAATATTGTAGGCTCTACCATTACCGCTTTAAGCATTACCACAGGTACTAATGCTGTTATCAATACTGGTGCTTATTTTGGTGAATATTCTGTAGGAGAAGTAATTACAATTACAGGTGCTAGTCCAGCAGCCTTTAATACTACTTATACTGTAACTGCCATTTCCAATAATTTGGTTACAACAAGTAAAAATACATCTACTTTTGGAACTTATACAAGTGGTGGTGTAGTCACCCCAAATTATAGAAATATTACTGTATCAATCAATGATTATCCTGATACTTATAATATTACTTTTGTAAATCCACCACAACAAGCTGTTTCTATTAGCCTTGTTTGGAATACAACATCTACCAACTATGTGTCTCCAACTGCTGTAGCACAATTAGGACAACCAGCTATTGCTGCTTATATTAATAGCATTTATGTTGGTCAACCAATCAATATTTTTGAATTGCAAAATGTATTTCAACAAGCAATTTCTAGCATTATTCCACCTACATTGCTGTCTAGAATGGTATTTACAGTAGCTATTAATGGTGTTGATGTATCTCCAGAATCAGGTACAGGTTTAATTATTGGCGATCCTGAAGGTTATTTTGAAACTAATATTCAATCTATAGCAATCACCCAGGGATAATATGCTTACCCAAATTATCCCAAGCTATCTATATCAGCAATATTATGATGATTCTGATCTTCAGGCTTTTGTATCTTCCTATAATACTTTAGCCCAAGAATACTTAGATTGGTTTAATAATTTAAACCTTCCAATCTATACAAAACAATCTGGGGCTTCTTTGGATTGGGTAGCTCAAGGAATATATGGTTTAACTAGACCAGTTCTTCCTGAAGGCGGTTATACCAATAAAGGTGTTTATAACACCGATTATTTAAACACTTTGCCATTTAACCAAGATGTCAAAATTGCGCCTAGTAATTTTTATGTTACTACTGATGACATTTTTCAAAGATGTATTACTTGGAATTTTTATAAAGGCGATGGTTATCAATTTAACACTACTTGGCTAAAAAGAAGAATTGCTCGATTTTTAGCAGGAGTTAATGGTACTGATCCTTTGTTGGGTGAAACTTATCAAATTAGTGTAACTTTTGCCTCAAACAATGTTGTCAATATTCATATTTATTCAGGGGTAAATATTAAAAAAGGTGGTTCTTTATTGGATACTTTTGAATTTAATGAAGTACCTTTAAATGCAGAATCCACATTTACTCCTTTAATTCCCACTACACTTGCTCCAATTTTGCAATCAGGCATAAATGCAGGTGTTTTACAAGTGCCTTTCCAGTATACTTTCAATGTAACCTATTAAGAGATTTGCTATGACAATCTTACTTTTTGCCAATAATGCTAAATCATTTTTAGCATCTGCTATTTCCAGCACAACCACTACCGCTACTTTGGCTTCTGGTACAGGTTCACTATTCCCAAGCCCAACCACAGGTCAAGGTTTTAAAATGACCTTTGTGGATGCTGCTACAGGTCTTTTGAATGAAATTGTTTTAGTAACTGCTAGATCAGGCGATACTATTACAATAGTTCGTGGTCAAGAAGGTACAACCCCTCAATCTTGGTTAGCAAATGATTTGGCAGGAATGTATTTTACGGCTGGAACTATTAATAATAATATCCAGTTAGATCAATATCAAATTGGTACTTATGATACTGCTATTGCTACTGGCTCTGCCAATGCTTTATCAGCAACCATTCCTTCCAATTTAAACTATATTCCAACAAATTTTACTTTTATTTTGCAAGCTGCTTATGCAAATACTGGTGCAGCCACTTTAAATTTAACCATTGGATCAACTGCTACAGGTATTTATTCAATTGTTAAATCTAATAATCAACCTTTAATTGCAGGTGATATTGCTAATGCTGGTTATCCAATGTTATTGTCTTGGAGTCCAGTTTATTCTGCTTATGTTTTATTAAATCCAGGTACAGGAGAATCTACTGCTTTAAGCCCTGCACAACTTCAAGAGCAATTTTATACCTATGCACAAGCTACAGGTGGAGCAGATACCATTGCAGTAACTATTCCATCTTCTTTAACTTCGCTATCTGATGGTTTAGCACTTGAATTTAGGGCTACAGGTAACAATGCTACAACTACTCCTAATTTAACTTTAACTTTGGGTTCTACTGTTACTGCAACTACTACTATTGTTAAAGGTAATAATCAGCCTTTGGCTGTTAGTGATATTGCTGGATCAGGCTATGTTTGCCAAGTAGTTTATAGCAGTTCTTATGGAAAATGGATTTTATTAAACCCTTATTGGAATGTTAGTTCTTTAGGAACAATGGCTTTTGAAAATTCCAATTCAGTAAATATTACTGGTGGAACAATTACTGGTTCTTATGGATTAAATGCTGCAACCGCAACTAATTCTGTAACCACTTCACAAACCAACTTTAGCAATCTTTTTATTAGCGGTAATCAAGTATTAAGTTCATCAAATTTTAATTCTTATGCTCCAACTTTAAATGGTGCTGGCGCTTATGGTAATTGGGGAATTAATATTACTGGTAATGCTAATACTGTCAATACTTTAAATTATTCTCAAATTATTTCTGGTTTAGGTTATACACCTTATAACACTTCAAATCCTGCTGGATATGTTAATGTTGGTTTAGGTTTTGGTGGAACTCAATGGAATAATGTAACTGGATCAAGAAGTTTTAATACAACATATACCAACTCAAAAAGTTACCCAATTGCGGTTTCAGCAACTGCTACTTGCTCTGTAACTTCTACTATTCAAGCCTATGTCAATGGAATGCTAATTGCTTGGTATCAATGGCAGTTTAATGGATGCGGTTCTTATGGCGGTACATTTATTATTGTTCCACCTGGCGCAACCTATCAACTAAATTCTGGTCAAGGTGTTTATAACTGGGTCGAGTTGTACTAAGGACAAATTATGGAAATGAATCACTATAAAGACAAAGATGGCAATCTATATGGATTTGCTGCTGATGGATCGCAAAATCATTTAATTGATAAGCGAAAACATAAACTTATTACCAAACAAGAAGCAGATCAATTAGGTCAAGCATCATTTAAACCAATAATGATTGGTAATGAAGATTATTATCGTCAACGCATTATGAATTATCCAGAAATAGGTGAATTTTTGGATGCTTGGGTTAAAAAAGATGAAGTTGCATTAGAAGAATATAGAAAAAAATGTTT